TCCATGTTAAAGCACCTGCGCTGTAGTCCAGTGAAACTGATTTAAGATCGCTCCCTCGAAAAATAAAAGGCGTCGAAGTTGAAAGTGAATCAGTCCCAGTTATATCAAACTCAACTGCACGAACCCCCGCCCAGTCCACGGCCTTACCGGGTACGCCAGTCCACATGCCGTAGTTACTTGAGCCATCTCCGGTAACGCTAACCGTCTGCCCTACAACCGTCATCGGCGCAAAGCCAAGCGTATCTAGCCCTGCATTCGTCAGCGTGATGCCGCAGCCGGAAGGCGTTACAATCTGGCTTGCAACAATCCCAATACTCATGCCAACGCCCCTACTAAATCCCACTCATCCGTTCCGACTTTTTTCAAAGTTGCTGCTTGGAATTGTGCGGCAATCGTTGCCCCCGTTGCATTGATTGTAACACCAGACTCGCCAACAAATAACACCGCTCCATCGGCTCGGAAGAAATCAATCTCAGAGGCAATAGGTATAGCCGCCGTTGCATTGAGCGGCACAGTCACGGTTGTCGTTCCGGCGTTGGTACACCTGATGTACTTCTGCGCGTCCGCAAGCGTCAAGGTGCGAGACGCGCCTGACTCAGTGTCGACCTTTTTAAGATTGTCCCATCGCACATCACCAATGGCCACCGTTGGCACTTCGCCTACCCCAGTGCCAACGTCATAGCCCTGAGCCGTACCAATCTGTACGTGGCGGAACTCTTTGCTAAACGCGCCTTTTGCTGCGACGATTTTATAAACGCCGCCCGCAACAAAAAACCGAGCAAGACCATCAAGACCGGACACGACGGAGCTACCAACCGACGACCCCGTAGGGCCGTCGTACAGCATCGCCGGTGCGCCTGAATTCTCCAAAAACACCGAGACGGTCGCGGCCGCCACAACCTGCTCGCCGCCGTCTGTGATAAAAGACTGCCAAACTGAATAAGTCATCTCGCCACCGCCTCGGGATCATGTCTAATCATAACACTTCATCCCCGCGTACGTCGCCTTTGTTGACCCACGTTATCAGGCTCGCCCCTTCGGAAATTGCGTAGCCTGCTCGGCCGCCATGTAGCAAATTAAAAAGCACACTGCCGAGCGGGTCGTACGAGAACGTCTGACCTGACGGCCCACTGTTTCCGCCCGCTGCCCCTGCGCTGCCAGCAAATGCGCGCGTGGTGTGCGCGTAGGTAAAGTCCTGCACCGTGCCGTATCCGCCAGCCGCTACGCTGCCAGCAGACGGCGTGGTCGCAATCGAGTAAGACGCTGAGAGCGCGCCGAACAATGGGCCAAGGTCGGCAACCGGCAGGGCAGGTTGCACCATTGAACCAGCGCCGGTTCCGCTTGGCTGAACGCTAAACGTCTTGAGGCCGGAACCCTGATCTTCAATAAAGACAGAGGGCGACCCGCCGCCACCGCCCCCCGCAATGCGGCCCGCGTTATTTATTGTGATCTGGTGACGGATTCGCATCCCATTCCCGCCATCACTCGCGATGCCAAGTGCTCTATAAAATCCCCCCAGACCTCCCCCCTGACCTCCATGAACGCTGCAAAACCCGCCCTCGCCGATTACCGTTGCGCCCGCGCCAATGGTCAGTATCAGGCTCACGCCGACCGGCCACAGGCCAGTGTCCAGAGCCAGTGATGGTGGCACTTCGCGCATATCGGACATCAACTCATACGACACCGCGCCAGAGGTGTACGTCGCACCAACCGCGAAGTTGGTTACAGCCGTCGCCTCGCGTCGCATCAGTGGCGCGAAGTCACGCGTGATCGTGGTGGGTGTTGAAGCGTAGTAGTAACCCTTCATGCTTCCGCTGAACGTCTCGGAGAACTCATAGCCGCGAGCGCCAATGACAACGCCGGGCCGAACTTCAAAGCGCACAGTGTCGCCAGGGGCAGGTGGTGTCGCAAACTGGTCGTCGTATACGTCGCGTAAATTAACGTTGAGCGTATCGGCAGAAATAATAATCAGCTTGTCTGTCACATCGACCGGCGCTTCAAAAACAAACTCTTGCGCCGTGTAAACGAATCGAGTGCCGGGTCGGTTCTGTTGCGCCGACATGACTTGCACATTCAGTGGCAATGGTGCGCCGGTTGCGTCAACAGATGACCGATGATTGATTGTCGCGAAGTCGCCAAGCCAAACATCAGAATCCTTATTGGACAGCGCGAAGGTTATTTTTCGAGGCGCGCGGCCGTATCTGGCGATGATCTTTTTCCCAAGGTCAACCGCCGCCGCCCCATTCGTTGGGCCAATCCAGCGACAGAAAATCTTTTTGATCTTCTCAACGCCATTCTTAACGGACGATCCTTCGTCCGTGAAAATAATTTCACGCGCCGCGTAATTCGTTTCATCTGTCAGTCCGGCGATCGGGTTGATGATGGCGTAATACACCCATACCTGCGTGATGAGTTGATCGTTAAGGTCGGAGACATCAACAGAGTCTTGTTCAAGATTGGAAAACTCATCAAGCTGATAAATCGTGTCGCCTTGCGCCGGACGGATGGCGCGCATCTTGAGCAGCGAATTGCGCTCATCCCAAATCTGATAAAAATACATCTGCTCGGCCATCTCGGAAACGAGCGAATTAACGCCAGTCGGTTCAGCGATGATGCCGCTGTACAGCCTAGGCATGTAGTCGGTTTGCTCCTGCGCCCACTGCGCGAGGTCGAGCAGGTCTGGGTCGATGCCCGCGAAATTCTTTTCCAAATCTTCGAGAATGTACGCGGGTGACTTGGAGTCGTACACCAAGCAAAGCTGGACAACGTCCCCCGCCTTCGCGTCTTTGGCTTCCGTGTTGTGCCTTCCGCGCACAATCGTCACCGCGTCACCGGCTCGCGTGAACGTGCACAACTCAGCGCCGATACGCAACAGCCCGGATGCTGGGTACTCGTCGTTGCCAATACCGACAGGGTTAAGTGTGAACGCGGTGTCACTTGCCGTGATTGGGGCGAGCAAGGTGCCTTTGCTAACAAATGGAGCCTTTGCCTTCTCGTCGCTGAGCTTTGTCAGCAAGTCCTTACCCTGAATCGTGACGCGGCCAGATGCGTCGGGGCCGTTGATTGTGGTGACAAAATACGTTCGGGTCACAACGTCAACAACCGCCCCGTTTTTGATGAAGCCTGTGTGATGCTTGACCGTGCGGCCGATGTAGTAAGGGTTGCGCGCTTTCCACTTCGTCCAGAAAGTACCGCGCTCCGTCGCGATGTAATTGGCATCACGGCTCATGCGGTTTGCGATGTACGGGTCAACCCACTTGTCTGTATGTGGATGGTCTTGCAACTGCACACTGATGCCGCCTCGTGTACCTAGCGCAGAGGACGACGCGCCAGCGCCGATTGGGTTGATGCTGCCGGCTGAGAGCGTGACGGACGACAGCGATGGAATGTAATACGCGCCGTCTGGGAGAAAGGATTGGCTCTTGCAGAAATTCAAAACCAATGGCGCGAGCTTGCCATAAATATCCAAAGGCCTGTAATTGGCCGGATCTTGGCAAGTCGAGCGCGTGTTGTAGCACTCGGTTCCGCCGGTCGCGAGCGAGGCGGTGCAGGTAATGCCGTTACCATAAACATTTTGGCAAAAGTCCTGATGTAGCTCCACCCACTCGAATGGCTCAAGCGTGACATTACTCATCTGTCACCCCGGTAACATCAAGTGAGACTTCCATCAGGTCACGGATGCCCATGTTGCTTGGTCGGATGTCTTTACTCGTCCAGACAAACCCAATTTCTGTCGGGAAGTCGATAGGCCGCCATGCAATAAAAAAAGGCACTGTTCGAGCAGCCTTGACGAACGGGTCAAAATACTGGCGATACCACAACGCGGTCAGATTCTTCCAAGCGTAGGAAGTGCTCGCCCCCTGTCGTGTGATCGACCGCGCCATAAATTGCCCTGACTCACTCATCTGATTAAAAATTGTCGTGTCCCGGTTGAGTGTTATCGGTGCGTGACCGCCGTAGATTGGTCGCTGCATTTGCAGCATCTGCCCGATGTAAATCACGCCGATGCGCGGGGCGGTTGCGCCCGATACCGTGAGCCTCCAGTACCGCGCCGTGGTCGTCGCGTAAATAACCATGATCGGCGAATTGTCAGCAGGCGCGAACGAAAACATCCCCGTCCATGTCAAGCCGTCGGTGCTGTACTCAATATCAAGCGATGCGCCAGATGTGCCGAGCGTGTGCGCCGCGATACCGATGTAATCAGTATCAACGCCGGTGCCTGCGTCAATCGTCCACGATGCGGGCATAACATCGGGTCGCCAGTATTCATTTGTGAATATGTTCACAGCATCGCTCGCCGGGCAGCCCGCTGCCTGGCTGGATGCGGTCACGTTGTCGGCTGTGCAGATGGTCTTGTAGCCGATCATCGCATGGGTCAACGGAAACGGAGGCAGTGGGCCGGGCGTTCCGCCTAGGATCAGGCTTGGGGAAATAACAACAGGCATCTGGTTACGCTCCCGACAGCGTGAAGCCGTCCTTGAATGCCTCGTGAAGCAGGCCGATGACGGCCTCCCGCCCGAAGTAATCGCCAACAAGTGTAACATTGCTGCGCTGAGTCGGGCCGGATGCTGCCCCGCCACCCGTACCTGTGGCCGCTGCGTTGATGTTCGCGGTTGGCATAGACGTAGAGCCTACGCTCCCGCCGCCACCGAACGACTGGCGACGGATGTTGGCGACGTTGGACATGCCGCCGGCAGTAATTGCAGCAGCAGCGGCAGGCCCGAGCGGCCAACCAAGCTCAAGGGCTTTGGTCGCGCCGGTAATTGTCGAGACAATAGCCTGTGAAATCGCGGCAACTTTGCCGACTTCGAACATCTTGCGAGAGCCGCTGTTCATTAAGCTGGTCAGCGCATTCATGGCATCGCCGAGAATTGCCTTTTTGTTCGCCGCCTCACGCTTCGCCTGCTCGATACGCTGATCTGTCTCGCGCTTTGCAATATCAGACAAGGCCGACTCGTGCGCCATCATCGCTTGCAATTCGCGAGCGTCTAGCTCAGCCTGCGTGCTGATACCAGCCTCACGCGCTGCTGCAATGATTGCGTTTTCTTCTTCAAACTTTTGAGCCAGTCGCTCTTGCTCAGTCATGTATTGCTGATCCAGCCGCGCTAATTCTTTAGCAGCTCCCTCTCTGGCCATCTGGTCTTTTTGCGTTTGCTTTTCGCCTTCAGCCCATAGTTCGGCTTCGATTTCGTTGGCAAGTGCGGCTTGCTTGTCGGCCAGTGCTTTTGCGGCGGTAGCTGCCTCGTTGCTGGTAGCCCCGCCACCACTAGCAGCGGCTGGCGTGAACCCTGCTGCTGCGGCTGGCTCAGCCATTGCAGCGGCTTTTTGATCCTGCACTGTCTTGTAAGCTAGGGCCAACTGGGTTAGCTGGCCTTGCAGTGCTGTAATGCGCTCGGTTTCACCCTTGCCTAACTTCGCATTTGATTTTGCAGCTTGATCGTTTATTTCAACGATCTGCCTCTGCCGAACCAGCATTTCATCCATGAGTTTTGACAATTTATTGTCAAACTGCACCTTGTTCATTTCTTTAAGATTGCCGGTTGTCTCCGCAATCATCGAATTAAACTCAGTGGCGGTCAGCGTTGCCTTGCCTGACCATTTTGAGAAATCAATCAACGCAACAGCAGCCCCTGCGATTGTTAAAGCAAGACCAACAGGGCCACCAAAAACACCTAGCATCGTGGATGCGACAGCTTTCAAGCCAGTGAGTGCAACAGCCGTTATGCCAGCTTGTCCAGCCATGCGAGCAAGCGCAACCTGGTACGCGATACTCTGCGCGGTTGCGGCAATAAACGCGGCAACCGATGCGCCGGCAGCAAATATGAGCCGCCCGACAATTGCGCCAGCCACCACCTCGACAACTTTTCCGGCTGAGGCGAGTTTGTCTTTGAACTCTTCCATCCCTCCAGCGGCTGCGATAACCCTGTCACTCAACTCGACAAGTGCCGGAAGTATAGCCTCAGTAAGTCCGGCAGATGTGCCAGAAATAATGGCCTTCATCCGCGTCATGTTGTCGTTAAACTTTTCTGAGTTTTTCGCGAAGTCCGGCCCAATGACCTTGCCGAACTTCTCCGCCTCTTGCATCGTTTCAATGATCGACTGCTTGCCTTGATTCAAAAACGGCACCATGTCGCCGCCGGCTTTACCAAAAAAGGCAACAGCGAACGCCGATTTTTCAGCGCCGTCTTTCATCAAGTTAAACTTTTCGGAAATATCGAGCATTACATCAGCAGACGATCTCAGCGTACCGTCTGCGTTTTTATAGGCGATTCCCATGCGTGTGAAATCTTCGACGTTCGCTTTCGTGCCATCGCCAGCGGCTGCGATGGCCTTGTTCAAAAACTTCATCGAGTTGGCAAGATCACCGCCGCCGTCAACCCCCAGGCTCATGGCGTATGAGAGTTTGGAAAACTCTTGCGTACTGATGCCAGCCGCTTGCGATGCCTTCATGGTCTTGTCGGCAAGGTCTATCTGGCTTGACGACATGGCGACAGCAGCAGCAGCCGTTGCTGCCAAAGATGCAGCGAGGCCAACGGCTAGCTTGGTGGCGATACCGGCTTTGCTCCCGAACTTGTCCAGGCTGTCGCCAGCCTTCGCCATTCCGGTTGTTATACCGGATACGTCCGCGCCGACTCTTACCGCAACATCGCCAACAATTCCCGCCATCAGTCTAGCTCCGCGTAAAGGTCGGCCCACGAATCTGTTTTTTCAGTAGGCGGCAACTTTGATTCGTACAACCACCAAAACTCGTCGGGGTGCATACGCCAAAAGTCTGACGGGCTGCACCATCCAACGCCGACCGCTGTTAGGTACGCGGTCTTGACGAACTTCGAGCAGTCTTCGCTTTCGCCGCTGGCTTTTTTTTAGCGTCATCTGCAACAAGCTCAGCGGGAGGCACCATCATCATCAACAGCCCGTTGATTGCAGTGACGGTAATCTCTGCGCTGTCAGCAGAAAACAGCGAGGCGTAAACATCTTCGTCCGTGACCCTACACCCTGCATAGCGCAGCGCAGCGGCATAAGCCTCGCTGATCTTCACTCGCTTCCGGCCAGATGACGCAACCAGCTCTTCAAGCGTGATGATGTCCTCGACGATTGCGATCAAGCGCATGACCTTATCAGCGGGAACTGTATATTCTTGGCCGCCCCATGACAGGGCGACCTCCTTGAATAACCCGCTCACTTACGGAGTCCCCGGCGTGTACGTCCACGCGCCAGAAGATTGCAGCGATGCCGAGAACGTCACGGCTTCGTTGTAGGTTCCGGTTTCTTCAAACGATGTCAGGAAAAAATCACCTGCCAAAATGCCGCCGTCTGTATACACCAGCGTCACATCGGTAAGCATGAGTGATCCGCCAGTAATGGCAGCAACGCGCAATACCGAATCCTTGGTAACGCCTTCGACGGACAGGTCGATAGACTGCGTGCCAACATCGTCAAGCAGCTTACGATAACCGAGGTCGTCATCACTGGTAATATCAATCGGCTCGCCAGCAAAGGCAACGCCTTTTGTCTGGACGCCAGCAACCGTGACTGCGCCGCGCTTGATTAAAAAACTTCTGCCTTTTTTTGCTGCCATGGTCTCAACCCTCAATCGTGATTCTGAAAACCGCGATGCCGTGACGGGTAATTCCGTCCGCATCCAAAAACGACTGAGCGGAAACCCAGTCAACCCCAACAAGCGAGTAGCCTGTCACGATAATATCATATCTGTGCAACGCATTATAGATCACGTCCGTTATTGCTTTAACCTCCTTGCGTCCTTTAGCACGGCTCCATATATGGATCGTGACCGTCGCATCAGCACCAAGCTCTGTGTCTGTGTCCCACTCAACAATCGAGTCGTCGCCGATAACAACATACGGGAACGTAGCCAACTTGCCCGAGTCCGCTGGCTGTGGCACGTCGTCATAGACCGCCTTGATGATGGCGGTTAACGGTGAGTAATTTTTTAACCGAGAAAAAACAGCAGTCTGTATCGCCGTTGAAAATCCCATGTCATTCCTCCGGAATCTTGGCGGCGGATTTGCGTTTTTTGGCAAGTGCTTTTTCCCACTTCTTGCCAAACTCGTCGCGCAACATGCTAGACATCTTCGCGCGTGCCGCGTCTACTGCTGGACGAACGAATGGCCGGGGGGACGTGTCTTTTGTTCCGTATTCAACGAACCGCCAGTAATAAGCGTCGAACGTTGCGCCCTTCGCGCCCGCCCAGATTTCAAAAATAGGATTGTCCGGCTTTGATTTTCGCGAGCGCACCTTCAGGCTGGCCTTCATTGCGCCAGAATCTACGGGCGCGTTCGCTTTTGCGTCTTTGTTTATTGATACGGTAATTGCGCGAATCGTGGCGCGCATGATGTTGTTTGCTTCTTTCGGCGCGACATCGCGCAATGTGGCGCGAACCTCATCAAGCCCATCAAGTGTGAACGTGTTGTTTGCGCCCATCACGCAACCCCTCGCTCAGCTACGATCTCAAGATACATCGTGCGCTGGCCGCCAATTGGTAGCGCCCTGATGTTGTACCTTACGCCCCCCCACTCGATATAGTCAGAATCGAGAATGTCCGAACGATACCGGATCACAAATTTGTATGACGCGCTCGCCGCGATTGCGCCAGCTTCTTGCCGCTCGTTGCCTGCCGATGCAATGACCTTGGCCCACACCGTTGCGTAGGTTGCGGTTGTTGCCGTATGCCCGCCCATGCCGTCATCTGCAAGCGTTTCGCGCACGACCTTGATGCGTTGGTCTAGCTCCCCCGGCATCCACTTCATACGCCGATCCGCACGCGGTAAGGGTACATGAGCGAGGAGGTTGCTTGATTGACGTACAGCGCCTGCCACTGTTGCGCGGCGCGGTTCTCGTACATGTCACCAATCTTGAGCAGCAACGCCTGCTTTATGGATGCTGGCACCGTGGCAGAACCAGCGGAGTAATACACTTTTACCCTAGTCCCACTAACGGCGCTTGCCAGCGTTACTAATCCGCTCAGCGCGTCCAGCGTGATACCTGTGGTAACAGACTGTGCCGCGCCAGCGGCATCAAGGTATTCGACTTTTGAAACAGCCGTGACCCCCGTAGCAGTCAACTGGATTTCCGTACCAACCAAAGAATCGAACGTCTCCACAAACGAGGCTGCCGCCCACGGGCGATTGCAGTACATCTCCGCCGAGTCACGCGCCGCGCTGATTATCGCTGTGATCAGCGCGTCATCGTCTGGCACGTCAACGCGCAAATGGGCCTTGGCCTCAGCCAAGGAGACCGGCTCGGTAACCGGATCGGAGATGCGGTAAATCATTTGCGCGCCCGCGATGGTTTTGGCTCAGCGACCGGCTCAGCTACCGGCTCAGCAACAACAACAACCTCGGCGGACACTGCGCACTGTGCGTCGCGTATTAGATGTTGCCCGATCTCGTCAGAGACGATAGCGATGTCGCCCGGCGCGAAATTGCCGACAGAAGAGCAGAATCCGCTTGCTGTGAACTTGATTCTCATGTTGCCTCCTGCTTATTGAATAGGTGAGCGGCCCGAAGGCCGCCCGGTGTTACTTAGGCTGGGGTCAAGTCGCCAGCACGTACAGCGGCTGGCACTTCCGTTGCAAGAGCCAGACGGCGCTCTGCACGGATGGTAACCAGGTTCTTGGTGAAGTTGTCGGAATCCGAATCAGACAATTCCACCACAACACCTTCGCGGTTGTGCACCGTGTAGGCCATGCGGAACGCACCGACTGCAACGTTATCCAGCGTCATTCCGACGGACTGGATAACAGGCAAGCCCCAGAGACGCGGCTGGCCAGCATCGTTGTAAGACAGCAGAGTCTGACCGGCTGCGGTAGTCAGCAAGTCGATCTCGATAGCTGCCCAGTCAACAGGGTTGAGCAGCACAGCGTCGGCCGGATAGCCGGCGTTATGGCAGTCAGCCATCATCTTGCGAATCAGCACAACCTTCTTAAGGGTCGAACCAAGATCAGCGTTGGCATAGCCGTGAGCCGTGAAATTGCCAGCATTCAGAATGCCGGAAATGATCGGAGCCACGCCAGTGCCTGATACCAACTGCGTCTCAACCTTACGGTTCACTCCGTAAATCATCCGGTTGTTGACGTAGGCGGCAAGGGCTGCATTGTCACCAGCCAACTGCTTGCTGATCTTGAGCCAGTGGGCAACGGTGCTAATCGGCATAGACACTAGCGAGAAGGTGATCGCCGACTCGGTTTTTGCGCCGCCCTCAGCAACTTCTACTGCGTTGTTGGTGAATGCAAGCTCTTTGGTAAACTCGATTGCATTCGAGCTAGTAGGGCTGGCATTCAAAAACGCTTCGAGCGTCAACATAGGGGCAGCGCCTGGCACCACGCCGGGCTTACGATCAGGCGCAACGGTCGCATTTGCGCCGACGATGGTGTTCTTCAACTCCACGCGGCACTTGGTGGACTGGCCGCTCTGATAATTCTTCAGGGCATCGGCCTTTACCAACTGGTCGCCAAGCGAATCAACACCGGCCGCCTGTGCAGGGGCGAAGCCCTTTTGCTCAAGCTGGGCAAGACGGTCAGCAAGTTCCAACTGCTTTACGCCTACGGCATCAATAGCGGCGGTGGTGTCGGCGGACACCTTGCCATTTTCACGCGCCTGACCTTCGGCCTTCTCGGCCATCGTTTTCAGTGCTTGCTCGACAGAGTCGAGACCTTTTGCAATCTTTTCAAGTTCCATGATGTTTGCCCTCCGAGGGCTAAGTTTTTTTTGCGGGATTTTAACGCTCACCCATCAAAATGATTCGCGCAATTCGCGCCTCTATTTCGTTGAGTGCTTTCACCTCGGCAGCTTTGGCGGGATCGCCCTCGCTTGAAAATACTGCTTTAGCGCGAGCGACTAGCGATACCGCCGCTCCTTTACTGAGGCCGCCTGCATCCCGCAAGAAACGCTCAAAATCTCGTACCGTCTCAATGTCTTTTATGGCGTCTGCCAAATCTTCGCCCTTCACGCTTGCCATATCGATTCGCGCATTGCCGTCAGCGGGAAATGCCACCGGCGATATTTCCATGAGCCGTGTCCACTTCGTGATGATGCGGCCACCGGCTTCCGTTTCCTGATAATCGTTTTTTGAAAGAAAGCCGCCGATGCTCAAGCCGTCAATCGTTCCATGCTTCATCGAGGCGCGAACATCTGCCGACAGCGACAGTCCGGGAGTGAATTCGCCGGATACCAACAGGCCCACATCATCTTCAATCAGTGATGTCCACTTACCAATCGGCAAGTCCCATGAATGATTGAAGAACATTTTAGGTGAGCCGTTTTCTTTTAGCGTATCGACAAACGCGCCTTTTAGAATCGTGTCGCCGTAGGAATCGACGCCGCCAAAGACGGAGGCGTAGCCGGTAAACGTACCCGCGTCGCCTTCCATTTTTAGCGATACGTCGGTCAACGAAAGCGTTTTATGAATCATCATAGTGTTGGTACTCCGGGTGCCGCCCCGAGTCGCGATAAGGGGACAAGGTTGCTTTGTGCGGTAAGTTCGTCGCCGTACTTGATAGGCGGGTCGTTCTCAAGCTGCCTGCATTCGTTGCGGGTTTTCAGCCCGTTCTGAACGGCCTTGCTGTAGACTTCCATTCTGTCTTTTATGTTCCCGCGAAGTAACGCATCATGGCTAAACTCAGCGGAAAGCCGAGCACGCTGGCCAGCGGTCATCACGCGCTTTCTAACAGCCTGCTCAATACTGATGAGCATGGGGCGGATTGTGAGCTTGTGAAAGCCGTCAACAATCTGCTCGATCCCGCTGCCCCATGTCGTCACGTTGCTGTGATGCACAAGCACCGGCGGAACGTCGAACCATCTGCATATTTCTTCTACGCCGAACTGCCGAGACTCCAGCAATTGCTGATCTTCAGGGCTGATCGAGAGTTGCTGGTATTTCATATTGGCTTCGAGCACGGCGAGGCGGGACGTGCTGCCGGTGCTGAGTGATGTAAACTCCCGCCGCGTTGCTTCGCGCTGCTCCGGCGTCAAGGTGTGGTCAATCATCAGCACGCCGGTTGGCTTTCCTGAATTTCCAAAAACTCTAGTGGCGTTTCCTTGCGCCTTGGCTGTCTCATCAATCGTGGCGCGCATGTAATCAAGCTTGGAGAGCCCGGTCGTGCCGTTGCCCAACCCCTTAAGGTGCAGCACGTTTGCCTCTGCCAATACCGCGATGTCTTGGCCTACGCGGTAATGATAAACGAGCGCGCCATCATCCATGATCACCATCTCAACCTGATCGGCAGGCATTGGCCACATGGCCAGCGCCTCGCCTTTGTCATCACGCACAATTCGAGCGTAAGCGTTCCCGCGTAGGTCGTGATTGACCATCAGGGCGCGCCAAAATTCGTAAGGCGTCATCCGTGAATTTGGGGATTCGTGCAGTAAAAAATATAGCCGGTCTTGGCGGGCTAGGGTGCGGACGCCGTTTTTGTTTTCATAAACAAAAAAAGGCAAAGAGGCGACCATGCTGGCCCGGCGGTCAACGCACGCCCAGACCGGCGAGAGCTGTAGCGCGCCATCTGGACCAACGTCGCGAGTATCTTCAACGAGCGCGGCCATCGGCACGGTTGACTGTACACCACGGCTGTACGCCAATGCGCCGCCGCTGCGGAATACGTTCCACCACGCCATTAGGTGCGCCCCAAGCTGTCGAGAAAGCCGAGCACGTCATTAGGCTTTTTGGTTTCTTCCACCTGCTTACCCATCGCGCCGAGTGCCATCGCCATCGCTACCATCCCATCAATCCTGCCCGTGGCCTTTGACTTGTCTAGCTTGCGGTCGCCCGCCGGATTCTTGATCACGACCGCATTGGCCGCACACATGGTCAGCACGGGGTGCATTCCATGTCGCATGTCATAGTTTATCAGCAGTTCCTCTAGATGGTCAATTGCCGGGGCCATGTCCTGGAAGCCTTGGCCGAACTCCACCAGGGGGAACTCAGCGCCAGCGCGCTCGGCCTCTGCCTTGAACACGTCGATCCGCCATCGGTCAAAGGCGATCAGCTTAACGTCAAGCCCCTCAATGATCTCTCTGATGTCCTGAACCACTTGGTCATATCTGACCGTGTTCCCGGTCGTTGTCCTCAGAAATCCTTCACGCGCCCAGTCTTCGTAGGGATTTTTATCCCTATGTGCACGGTCTTTTATGCCACCAAGGGGTGTCCAGAAATACGGCCAAACTCGCGTTTTCCCGTCTCTGGTTCCGACTAGCACGAAAGATGTTAAGTCTGTCCGGGACGAGAGGTCGAGTCCGCCATAAAGCTCGAACCCGCTCATGCTTTCTGGTGCCGCCCCGTTGCCCTCCCACACGCCAAGCGAGACGAACGGCGCGAACGTGGATACCCGCTGATTCAAATTAAGATTGCGGAATGTATTTTCAAAAGACGGCATCCGCGCCGCCTTTTCGGCTTGCTTTCGCATATCAGCAAGGCTTCGGAACTTGCCCAGCGCTGGGTTCGCGGCGTGCCACTGCTGCTCATCCAGCAGGTCAGCATCCTTGGCGGCGGCGTAGACGTGACAGACTGTTTTAGGAGGCTTGTTAGTCTTGGCGTCGTCAATAGCGACCGAGAACAGGTCGCCATCGGCTGCCGCCTGCGTACTGATGTAGATCAGTAGCGGGTTGCTGTACGCCCCCTGCGCTGTGGTGATCGCGTCGATGAAATCAGACTGAGGGCCACGCACCTGACCGACCTCGTCGAGCAAGGCGAGCACCGGCGACTTGCCGTGTGCCGTCTTCCCTTCCGCGCTGATGGCCTGATACTCCACGTTCATGGGTAGGCCAATCAGCTTCTTGCTGGATGGGACAGGCTTGACTATGTCTCGCAGCCCCTCGGACAGCGCCGCGCATTTGCTCGCAAGGTTATACACCTCGGCCGCCTGCTCACGGCTCATCGCCCCCGACACGATGCGGCTGTTTTGGATTGCCTCTGGCCCGACGATATGGGCGAGAAGCAAAAACGCAATTGTCCCCGTCTTGGCGTTCTTCCGCGCAATCGAAAGGATGGCGGTGTCCGTTCCCGCCGGATTGTCGTAGACGGCGAGGATAAATTGCTTCTGAAAATCCTCCAAAACTACCGGATTGCCAACAAAATCACCCTCCGGCACCACGCAAAATTGGGAAATAAACTCAATAACCCGCTCGCCCCGCGTCATGTCAGCGTACTCGATGCCGGTTAAATCCCTGATGACCGGGGTTGGGCCTGACAAAATAGCCTGATTTTTCAATGCTGCGGCCTCGCAATCAGACTGTTCCCGGCCACCTTGCCGTCACCAATCGCCTTGCGCGCAGCCTTTTCAGCCGCCAGCGATGTGCCTTGCTTGGCGCTCTGCCCTTGCTTGGCCTCTGCATGGACGTGGAGCATCCGTGAGAGTGCGACTGCCCTACGACTCAGCGTCTCTAGCAACTGGTGCTTAGGGTTAACGATAGGCGTGCCTCTTGCGTTCTCGATCACATCCCCCTCGTTGTCGATCTCTCCTTGTAGCCGCTCGATGTCTGCCTTGCACCGAGCGAGGTTGGCCGCGATCTCAAGGTCGGACGTGTCCCATCTGTCACGGGCGCGCGCCAGTACGATGGACTCCCAGAACGGCAGGTCTCCGGGCCTAAGGGTTACGTGCTCTGGCGGCTGCAAAGGGCCGGCCAATGCCGACTCCATGCTGATCAACTCTCCCGCCACGGTGTCTGTGCGTTGTTTTCTGCTCATGGTAAACTCCTGCGCGCGTACGACGCGCTACGCGAGTGTTATAATATAACATTACATGGCCGAGGTTTTCAATCTTAGCAATTTAATGTGTC